ACAATGGCTAATCGCTACACCTTTAACACCACACTCGAAGGTTTTATCAACGTCTCTGAACCTTCTGGCAAGTACAACAATATGTGCTTTGCATTCAAAATCCCTCCCAATGTCCTTGAAAAAGTCGAGGAAGATTACGAGGGGTTGATGGATTGGGCTAAATCTAAGGTTCCTAATCCTAATCGAGTAACCATTTCTGCCCGTAAATGGGATGAAGAAGGCCTCGTTAAATACAGCTTTGGCGGTGATACAAACCGTCCAGACCTGATTTTTGTTGACACTGAGGGATCAATCCTTGATAAGCCCACGCGTGGATCAATTCGCAAAGGAACCAAAGTCCGAATCATTTGCGATCAAAAACCTTATACCAAACCTAATGTTGGAACGACTATCAAGGTTTTGGGCGTTCAAGTTGTTGAACTTGTAGCCGGTGAAGTTTCAGATTCTGGAACTCTTACTGCTGAAGATGTTGTTGAGTTGTTTGGTAAGGAACCTGTAGCAGGTTTTGTTGCAGCATCGCCATCACCAAAAGCAGCAGAAGGTGCAAACGCTGAGGCTTACGATGACTTCTGAAAGTACAACGACTTCGACGAAATGTACGAGCATCACATCTATAGCCGGTACTGACGGCATTGATGTTTACGATAAAGCTATTTATGCCCACTGGGATGAAGATGAAAATCTCATCTATTGGGAAGTTAAAGATGGCTATGAACCTGATTTAGTGCCTTTCTAATGGCTTACCGCTCCAAATTTGAGGAGCAGGTTGCAAAAGCGTTTGATAAAAAGGGCCATACATATTTATATGAGCCCTCCAAAATACCTTACACGTTGTCCTGCTCATATACGCCTGACTTTTGTCTGCCAAATGGCATTTATCTAGAGACAAAAGGGTTTATGAAACCATCAGACAGGCGCAAACATATCGCTATTAAAGACCAACATCCAGATCTTGATATTAGGTTCGTGTTCATGAGAGACAACAAACTCTCTAAAAACTCAAAACATTCTTATATGTCTTGGGCTGAAAAACACGGATTTAAAGCTTGTGTCTGGCCCAATGTCCCTCTTGACTGGTTCGATGACTGATCCATTTGATGATTACGTCCGACGCTCCATCAAATCACTTCTGAATCATTTCCTTGATTTAGGTGTGCCTGCTGAAATGATCACTCCAACTATGGATGAAGAACTTGATTTCTTCGACATGATTGTTTTTGACAAGGAACCTACCGATGCTGGCTGACAGTAGTGTTCCTCTACAGAGTCATGTTGCTTGTGGAAATTGTGGCAGTAGTGATGCTCGAACTATTTTTAGTGACGGTCATTCTTACTGTTTTTCTTGTAACCACTACACTAAATCTTTGACAGCAGAATTTCCCGAAGAGACCTACGAACCTCGTGGGTCCTTTACCTATTCAGGTGAATTTGTTTCACTGCCAAGCCGTAAAATCTCAGTTGATACCTGCAAAAAATTCAATGTGCGAGGGTCCACTGGACCTGTTATTCGCTTCCCGTACACCTCTGTGTCTGGCAAAGTTGTCGGCTACAAGGAAAAAGATACGGAAAAGAATTTTCGCTGGGTAGGCAAAAACGCTGAGAAACGTCTGTTTGGCCAACACCTTTTTGGTGGTTCTAAAAAAACTTTAGTCATCACCGAAGGGGAGCTTGATTGTCTCTCCGTCTATGAGGCCCGCCCACGCTGGCCGACAGTCTCAATTTTTAGCGGAGCTGCTGGAGCTTACAAAGATCTCCAGGCAAATCTGAAGTTCTGTATGGAAGCAGACGAAATTATTCTTCTGTTTGACCAGGACCAAGCAGGTCAAGATGCTGCAATTAAATGTGCATCGCTGTTCCCGCCTGACAGATGTCTTATCGGGCATCTTGCCGGTTACAAGGATGCGTCTGACGCCTTAATGGCTAACGATGCAGAAGCAATCCGTCAGGCTATTTGGAACGCAGCTCCGTACAAACCCAAGACAATTATTGATGGAAGAGATTTACTGGAAGAGCTACGTCGTCCAACCATTGGCAGGGATGCTGATTGGTTTGTCGATGATCTTAATACCGTTACTGGTGGTTTACGGAAGGGCGAACTCGTCCTCTTTACCGGGCCGACCGGGGGTGGAAAGTCAACTTTCTTGGGTGAACAAGCCCAGTCCCTTATCAACCAAGGAAAGACTGTTGGATACATACCCCTCGAAGAATCCACCAGGCGGACAGGCCTACGCCTAATGAGTGTCGAGGCAAACAAGCCCCTACACATAGACAACACGCTTGACGAACAGGCTTTCAAAGAAGCCTTCGACAAAAGTGTGGGGTCCGGCAGGCTCTTTCTGCGAGACGGGTTTGGGTCAGTTGATGTTGATTCAATCCTGTCTGATATGCGCTATCTGGTCAAAGCAAAAAATGTTGAGTGGATCATTCTTGATCACATCTCGATCATGTTGTCAGGTAGCGCAACTTTCGACGAACGTAAATCCCTGGATGAAGCAATGACAAAACTACGTTGCTTTGTTGAGGAAACTCAAATTGGTTTGATCCTTGTTAGTCACTTACGCCGTACCTCTGGAGATCAGGGACATGAAGATAATTCGGAGATGGCTATATCGCTTAGCCACCTTCGCGGCTCGCAGTCTCTATCGCAGCTCTCGGATGTTGTGGTCTGCCTACAAAGGGCTGTGTCAAAAGGTAGTTCTGAAGCAACGCTACGAACTATCAAGAACAGATTCACTGGCACCTGTGGGGATTGCGGCTCGCTTACTTACAACCCCGATACCGGAAGAATGGTTTCAGGAGGAAAGCCAGGAGTCTTTGAAACCGAAGACTTTTAGGGTCAACCATCTGGTGTTGTTTCTCGATGAAGCAAAACACCATCATCTCAAGCAATACGTCGATGAAGCCTTACAAGGCACTGTCGGTAGACATTTCATCAGCGTTTTGTATAGGGACAACCACAAGGCACTCATTCACTCTTACAAAATCAAGCAAACTCCAACGCTTCTTATTTTCAACAAAGAAGTAGATGAGATTGCACGGATTACAAGCGAGGAGCTGCTGACTGTCCCGTTCTTTCGCAAAGCACTTTCTTTAGCTGGTTATGAGACTTCTGTTCGACTGTGAAACGGATGGTCTTCTACGCAAGATGACAACCATCCACTGTGTCGTGGCTATGGACATTGACACAGGAGAGGTATTTAAGTTCGACGACACGGGTCAACGTGAATCCGTCACGACAGGCCTCACCTTTCTTATGAGTGCCAAAGAACTATGGGGTCACAACCTTTGGGGCTTTGACATCGAGGCGTGTCGTTCGGTTGTTCCGTTCTTTCATCCTTGCTGCAAGGTCTATGACACCCTGATCTTGTCTCGGCTTTTTTATAATGATTTATTGGAACGCGACCTGCGAGCCAAACCGGCAAACATGCCTGCCCAGTTGTATGGCAGACACAGCCTCGAAGCTTGGGGCTATCGGATGGGTGTCTACAAATCCGAGTTCGGCAAACAGCTTGACGGTGATTGGTCTACCTACTCACCGCAGATGTTGGAGTATTGCGTCGGTGACGTGAAAGCCAACCTGCCCCTGGTGGAGCTGTTCGAGCCAAAGATCGAGAAGTACCAACAGGCCATCGACCTAGAACACGCTTGCGCCAAGATCATGACTTGGCAGGAGCAGGAAGGGTTTCCGTTTGATGTCAAGAAAGCTCAGCAGCTCGAAAGCAAGCTCCGCATAGAACTCGAAGGCCTAGCCGACGAGATGCGAAGCAAGATCTGCTTTGTCCCTGGTGGTGAGTTCACACCTAAGCGTGACAACAAAACGCTGGGGTATGTGGCTGATGCACCGATGACAAGGGTGAAGGACTTCAATCCCACCAGCCGTGAGCACATCGCCTATATGTTCACGACGATGCGTGGGTGGACGCCTACTGAAAAGACGGAGACAGGCAAAGCCAAGATCGATGAAACGGTCTTGAAGGGTATTGGCACCGAAGAGGCGCTGAAGTTTGCCCGAATCCTTGAACTGCAAAAAGGCCTTGGCCAAGTCAGTGAGGGGAACAATGCCTGGCTCAAGCTGGTAGAGAAGGATGGACGCATCCATCATTCTTGCTTCTTAAATACTGTCAGCGGGCGTAACTGTCATGTGCGACCGAACATTAGCCAGGTCAATTCTGGTCATGAGTATCGCGAACTATTCCATCCTGGGCATAAACGTGTTCAGTTAGGATCAGACGCATCATCGTTGGAACTGAGGTGCTTATCGCACTATTTAGCAGGGTTCGGTAACACCGACTTTGGCAAGGAAGTTGTCGAAGGTGACATCCACCAGCGTATGGCGGATATATCGGGCGTCGATAGACGTACCCAAAAAACAATAACTTACGCCCTACTTTATGGGTCGGGTTCACTTAAATTGGGTCTATGTGCAGGTGCTAGTAAAGAAGATGCAGCCAAACGTGGGGCTGAATTAAAGGAAAAACTTCTTACGGGTATCGATGGTTTTAAGGATCTAGTTGATGCTGTGCAGAAGAAAGCTGAGTCAGGCTATCTGCGAGGCATAGATGGTCGTCCTCTCAAGGTCCGTAAACCTCACGCGGCACTAAACACGCTTCTGCAAGGGTGTGGTGCAGCAATTTGTAAAATGTGGATTGTACGCTCTAACGAGTTACTAAAAGAAGCCAAGATCGATTACTGGCCCTTGGCTTTCGTCCACGATGAAATGCAGCTAAGCGTGATGCAAGACCACGTAATGATGACGACCGATTTAATAAAGTACGCGATGAAAGATGTCGAGCATACAATTAAATTTAGGGTTCCCCTTGACTGCGACGTGCAGACAGGAAGCAACTGGGGAGACACACACTAAACAGTGCCGTAAATGCGGAGAGCATAAACCTCTCCACATGTTCAGCACATTTTCAGTATCAGGTAGCGAAGGACGGCGAAACACTTGTAAGTCTTGCTCAAACGAGATGGCCAAGATTCGCCACAAGCTCAAACGCAGCTATCCAGTACCACCTCCTGGACGCTGCCCTGTCTGCGATAAGCAAACAAATCACTGGGTCCTAGACCACTGTCACACGACAAGCGAGTTCCGAGGTTACATCTGCAATGACTGCAACCTTGGAATGGGCAAGTTCGATGACAACCCAAACATCATCTACAAAGCTTGGCGGTATCTAACTAATGCAACTAAGAACGACACTACTCGTTGATGCTGATCCCATTGTCTACAAGTCAGCAACCATTGCCGAAGAAGAGTTGGAGTATGACCCCGACACGACGGTAGTCATCGGTGATTTCCACAAGGGTCGTCGACTGGTGCAGCAGTTCCTACAGGATCTGATGACTAGGTTTGACACCACGTATTTAGAGCTGCACTTCACCAGCACTACCAATTTCAGGAAAGAGGTTTGTCCTACCTACAAAGGCAACCGAACCAAACGCAAACCGTGCGGCTACAAGCGTCTAAAGGAATGGACAAAAAAGAACTACAACTTTATTGAGATCGAAGGTCTAGAAGCTGACGACTCGTTGGGGATCTCTGCCACCTCAGGACGGCACAAGAACTTTGTCCTGTGCAGCCCAGACAAGGACTTACAACAGTTCCCCTGTCGTATTTGGAATGGCACTGAAGAGTTCACGCAAAGCAGCGACGATGCCACCCTCAAACGGTGGATGCAAGCCCTAACCGGGGACGCAACTGACGGCTACAAAGGCGTGGCTGGCGTGGGGCCAAAGAAAGCTGCGGCCATTCTTAAAAAGGTCAAAGACGGCAACTACTACAGAGTTGTCAGAGATACCTACATCGAAGCTGGTTTAACAGAGCAAGACGCGATTACCAATATTCGTTTGGCAACCATTCTGGGCACTGACAGTTGGGACGCTGAAAACCGTAAACCCATACTCTTTACACCTGATGAATAACTTTGGCTTTTACCTCTGTGTAATTATCTTTGCTATCGCAATTGTCGATAGGGAGCTTACAGATTATCTATACCTCCAACTTAGATTGCAGTGGATCAGAACAGTCATGTTCTTTTGGAAACTGCGCTTTAAATGGTTCTTTTTCAGACAACGATTTCGATGAACAAACAGGATCCTCTGCACTACAAAACCTCTGGCATTGAGGTTTGGGATTACATTCACCAAAACGACCTTTGTTATTTCAAAGGCAATATTGTCAAGTACATCGTTCGAGCTGGGTCAAAGCCCGGTGAGTCCGAGCTAGACGATCTACGCAAAGCAAGCGCCTATCTCAACAAACTTATTTCTATTAAAACGGATGCAAAACCACGCACAACAAGCGCACGAGTTCAGGAAATGTATGATGCAGCCGTGTGGGAATATGACTCAAAAGACCCTCTCTTTACAGACCCGTTTGATCGCTGAAGAGGTTGAGGAATTGATGGAGGCCACACGCTTGATGGCCTTTAATGCAGACAACCAACGGATTCGAGCTGATTGCTTGAAAGAGTTAGCAGATGTCACATACGTCTGTTACCAGCTAGCTGCATCCATTGGTTGGGACTTAGATACGGCCCTCGATCGAGTTCATGACAGCAACATGAGCAAACTCGAAGACGGTAAGCCTGTCAAAGACAAACAAGGCAAGATCCAAAAAAGTAAAAACTACCAGCCACCATCATTACTTGACCTAGCATGAGTGAAGTTTCGCTAGTCCATTGCACTCCTAATGCAGAGGAACTAATTGTCGAAATGGCACGGGTATCTAACCCGTCGAATCAAGCACAGAAGCTGAGTGGTAACAGGCTGCTCAAGTATCTAATCAAACATAAGCATTGGAGTCCATTCGAGATGGCTTCTATGTGTGTCGAAATAACTACGACTCGTGCTATCAGTCCACAACTGTTGCGTCACAGGTCGTTTTCATTTCAGGAATTTTCCCAGAGATATGCTGCTGTGGATAGGCTTCCCAAGCTTCCACATTATCGTCGGCAAGACAACAAAAACCGGCAAAACTCCATTGATGATCTTGGAGAGTTTTTCACGCAAGATTTAGAGGTCAAGACACAAGTGCTATTTGCTCATTGTCATGACTTGTATAACTATATGCTGGAAGCCGGAGTTGCAAAAGAATGTGCAAGGAATGTACTGCCTATGGCATCTTCCACACGTCTCTATATGCACGGAACTATTAGGTCGTGGATTCATTATGTAGAGCTACGCACTGATCCATCGACCCAAGCAGAACACAGACAGATCGCCAATAAAATTAAAAACCTTATGTATAACCAATTCCCGACAATTACTGAAGCAGCCTTTATCAATGAGTAAGAGCAATTTTCCTGAAAGCGCACCCTCGGCTAACCCTGTTTTCTATCGCACCTATAGCCGCCGCAAGGGTGACGGCAAAGAGCATTGGGGCGATGTTGTAAGCCGTTGTGTAGATGGCTTGAATACTGTTGGCAAGCTCACAAGGGAAGAGTCTGTTCTTGTGCAGCAACAGATGGAGCAACTGCATTCCCTGCCTTCTGGTCGATGGCTGTGGGTTGGTGGCACGCAGTGGATTCAGCAACCTCAGAATTATTCGGGGGCTTACAACTGCACATCTACTGACCTGAACGATCTTGAATCGTTTTCGTTGCAGATGGCACTGTTGATGATGGGATCTGGTACGGGAGCTATCATCGAACCGCGCTGCTATAACCAACTCCCAAAAGTCAGCAGTCGCTTTGATTATCAAGTTCTTGAAAACATAGGCACATTCAAAGGTGCGCGAAATGAGAACACAGGGCTGCACATTAACGAGGAGAAATGCGCTACAATTCTTGTTGGCGATTCACGGGAAGGTTGGGTCAACGCTTTCCTTCTTCTTCTCCGACTTGCAACAGGTAGAGAAGACATTGATAATGTAATCATTGATCTTTCACATGTTCGCCCTGCTGATACCCCAATCCTTGGATTCGGTGGTGTAGCAAACCCCGTAAAACTCGCCCATTTTTACCGCCGTGCAGGAGAGATTCTCCAAAAAGCATACGGGCGTAAACTTACCTCTGTCGAATGCTGTCTACTGCTTGACGAATCATCACTTGCTGTTGTCGCTGGAAATGTCCGGCGAAGCGCAGGTATGCGTCAGTTCGTTAGCGATGATGAACTAGCAGCTGTAGCAAAGGACAATCTCTGGCAACAGGGTGAGGACGGGAAATGGCGTATTGATCCTGAAAGGGATGCGTTGCGTATGGCGAATCACACCCGTGTGTTTCACCACAAACCTACCTATAAGGACGTAGAGGATTCTGTTCGTAAACAGTTTTGGAGTGGTGAAGGTGCTATTCAATATGCACCAGAAGCGTTGGCACGTTCTAACAGTGACGTGTTGAACACCTTAAAGCGAAGGCATCAGTTCCTCACTCAATACGAATCAAACCCCCAACACGGTCGCAACTACTTGTGGGCACTGCTGCCCCAGGCTGATGGCCGTGAACTCGATCACCGTATGGGTCGATATGGTTTGAACCCCTGTGGTGAAATCCTTGGTAGGGACTTTCACTGCAATCTTTCAGAAGTCCATCTGAACACACTGGATCCCCTCGATCCTTCATCACAGACTCGTGCATTCCGAGCTGCTGCTATTGCTGCTGCCTCACTACTGCACCACGAATTTGTCGTGGAGCGTTATCGCTACAGCCGTCAGGTAGACCCCATTGTTGGTGTCAGCTTCACCGGCCTGTTCGATTTCTTTGTGATGGCCTTTGGCAGTGAGTGGCTGGAGTGGTGGAAAGATGGAAGACCTGACACACCAATCGGCATTATCTATGCCGCCCAGGAAGCAGAGTTTCTTAGTTTCTGGAAAGAGATCGTCGAAGAAACCGTTGAGGCGTATTGCGTCAAGCACGGTCTACGCGTTCCCAACAGAACAACCACGGTCCAACCCGCTGGTACTAAATCACTGCTGACAGGTGCATCGCCTGGTTGGCATCCACCCAAAGCTGCTCGCTTCATTCGTCGCATCACGTTTGCCAAGAACGATCCTGTGGCCCTGGCTTGTGAAGCCTACGGCTACAAAATCATTCCTTCCCAATCTGACCGAGACGAAACAGGAGCACTGCTCGATGATCCTCGCGACCCTCGTTGCACGGAATGGCTGGTGGAGATCCCTACCGAAACATCTTGGGCAAACATCCCTGGATGTGACTTGATTGACATCAATGCTTTCAGTGTTGAGGCTCAATACAAGTTTTATATGCAGGTCCAAACGCATTACACAACTCACAACACTTCAGCAACTCTGGAGTTTCGTGAGAATGAGATTGAAACCCTTGCTCAGTTGATCCATAAATCAATTCAAAAAGACGAGGGTTACATCTCAGCAGCACTTCTGGCAAGGTTCGATGCAAACGAAACTTTCCCACGTCTGCCGTTTGAACCTGTTACGAAATCACAGTTTGACGAACTTCACTCTGAAGTGGTGGCTCGTCGCATTACCAGTGACTTCTCTCTGGCTATGGAATCCTTTGGAACCAAGCTAGGAGATGGTCAAGGGCCTGCAGCTTGTGATTCAGACAAATGCTTATTCGCTGAAGCAAAACCAAATCAATGATCATTACCGAAGATCTCGGCCTGGGGTCCCTTTCATCAGGGACTCTCCAGGGCGTTGTAGCTGAACTGGATGCACTATTTCCAGATGTCTATCCAGATTATCTGACAGATCCGCGAGAGCTTGCCTACAAAGCTGGGCAGCTCTCTGTCGTTCGGCTTTTAAAAGCAAAACTCGACAAGACTTAGGAGAACATTATGTGTGGTAGTCGTGGCCGTAGCAGAAGCGACAGGCGGCGTGAAAAAGAAGAGCGTAAGCGTCAAGAAAAGGCAGCAAAAAACCAGCAAAAGATGTATGAGCAGCAAATGGCTCAGCAACGCCAAAATGCTTTGCTCGCATCACAAAGGCAAGCTGAACAGTTCCGTATTAGCAGAGCTGATGCTGATCGTCGTTTCCAAGTACAACAAAAGGCTGCTGCTGACAGGGCTGCTGCTCAGCGACAACAAATGGAAGCACAACGAATTGCACAAGAGAAGGCACTTGCTGCTCAACTCAAAGCACAGCAAGAGGCTGAAGCAGCCGCAAAGCTTGAGGCTGAAAAGGCACGTAATCGAGGCCGCTCTATAGAGGCTGCAGATTCTGGTGTTCTTCAGCGTAATAAGCAGATGAAAAAGTCTAAGAAAAAAGCACGTCTAGGCACTACGCAACTAACTAACCCACTTTCAGTTGCGGGCGTTAAAAGCTTAGGAATTGGAAGTGGTGTAGGTGCCAAGAGCGGCGGACTAACAATTGGTCAAAATAAAGGTTACTCATAATGCAAAAAACAGTAGCAGCCGAATACGCCAGGCTGTCAGCTAGCAGGACTCAGTTCCTGGATGACGCAAGAGATTGTGCCAAGTTAAGTGTCCCGTACCTGATGCCGCCTAGCGGCCACTCCAGTGGGAACAAATTACATACACCTTGGCAATCAGTCGGCGCACGCGGCGTAAACGTGATGAGTTCGCGCCTGATGTTGAGCTTGTTCCCTGTCAATGCAAAATTTTTTAAGTTGCAAATTGCTGACGGGGCACTCTCTCAAGATCCAGATATTGATGCACAAGCAAGGTCGGAGATTGATCTTGTCTTGTCAAAGATGGAACGAGTTGTGATGCAGGACGTGGCTGAAAAAGCTGATCGTGTTGCACTGCACCAGGCAATGAAGCACTTGGTTGTGTCTGGCAATGTTCTGGTGTTTATGGGTAAGAAAGGTCTGAAGATCTATCCTCTCGACCGCTATGTGGTCCGTAGAGATGGCGATGGGCAAGTAACAAAGATCATCACTGTGGAGGCTGTAGACGCCGACACAATGCCTGATTACGAACCTAAGAGCGGCGGGCTGCAACCTGCTAACCACGTTGGTGAGCCAGGTGGTGGTATCCCTGCTGATCTAAAGATCGACCCTAGTAGTAATGAGGTAGCGGTTTACACTTGCGTCAAACTTATCGACGGCCAGTGGAAGTGGTATCAGGAAGTTGATGGACAGATCCTAGAGGGATCGCAATCTTCAGCTCCTAAGACTGCTAATCCTTGGTTGGCTTTGAGATTCAATAATTGCGACGGTGAAGACTACGGTCGCTCACGAATCTCCGAGTACCGCGCTGATCTGCAGAGCCTTGATGCTCTTATGCAGAGCCTGGTAGAGGGAGCAGCAGCTAGTGCAAAAGTCGTCTTCACGATCTCACCTAGTGCTACCACTAAACCTAATCAACTGGCGCAGGCTGGCAATGGAGCTATTATTCAGGGCCGGCCAGATGATGTAGGCGTTATCACTACTGGCAAACAAGGTGACTTCAAAACAGCGTTCGATATGGTTCAAACTTTGACCCAACGCTTAAGTGAAGCTTTTCTTGTCTTCTCACCTAGAGACAGTGACCGCACAACAGCCGAAGAGATCAGATTTACTCAACAGAGCCTTGACGAAATGTTGGGCGGAATTTACGCCTCTCTTACTACAGAACTACTCGAACCTTTCATCAACAGGAAGTTGCTAGTTCTTCAGCGTCAACGGATGCTTCCCCAGTTGCCCAAGATCAACGGCAAGCCTGCTGTCTTCCCGACAGTGGTGGCTGGCCTCGAAGGCGTGGGCCGTGGCCAAGACCGTGAAGCGTTGATGATGTTTATGCAAACGCTGTCGCAGACCCTTGGGCCGGATGCGATGCTCGCCAATCTGAATCCAGATGAGGCAATCAAGCGCCTGGCAGCAAGTGCCGGTATTGATTATTTGGGCCTTGTCAAAACGCCTGAGCAGAAGCAGCAGGAAGCAGAGCAGCAACAGCAAGAGGCACAACAGCAGGCACTCCTGCAACAAGCAGGACAGCTCGCCAAGTCGCCCCTGGCAGACCCTGATAAAAATCCAGCACTAATGGAGCAAATGAATGGCGGAGCAGAAGAAGCCATCCCAACCGAAGAAGCCGGCCCCGAAGCCGGAATCTAAGCCAACAAATAAATATACACCTAAGCAAAAGATTCGACCAACTATCGGAGCATCCCGTGTCGGCCAACCCAACGGTCAGCGGGTAACTGCGACAAATCTTTCTGAAATCAAAGTCACTGTTCACTAATGGCAATCACTACATTTAATCCCCAAGACGAGGCTGCAGAAGCTGCGCGTGTAGAAGCTGAGAAGCGAGCGTTGCAGATTGGCGAAGAGGTTCTTGCCAAGCAAGATCAAGCAGCCCAAGACAAGTTTGCTGAAGACCAGAAAGCTCTTGAGAGCGAAACCAACTATGCAGGTAAGTACAAGTCTGCTGAGGATCTGGAGAAGGCTTACCTGGAGCTACAAAAAAAGCTTGGGGAACGCACCGAGGACTCTGAAGAAAAACCCGCCGCTGAAGAGCAGCAGGAGGACTCAGAAGAGGCCGAAACAGATCAGGAACCCAATGAGGCCTACCAGACCCTGGAGGCCGCTTCTAAGGAGTATGAAGAGGGTGGTGAGCTATCTGAAGACACCCTCGAAAAACTTTCCCAGTTGGACAGCAAAGAGCTGATCGAGAACTGGGTTGAGTATGTCAACAGCTCGAAGCCTGAGCAGCCAGAAGGTGCCATCCCTCAAGAGGATGTGGATCGGATTATGGGCTCAGTTGGGGGCAACGATCAATATCAAACAATGGTGAGTTGGGCAAGTGATGCCCTGGCTCCTGACGAGATTGCGGCTTATGACGCTGTGGTTTCCAGTGGCAACCCTGATGCAATATATTGGGCAGTACAGGGACTCAGATCGAAATACGTCGAGTCCAATGGTTACGAGGGTAAGCAGGTATCTGGGGTAAGGGCACCACGTCCTGAACCTGGATTCCGTAGTCAGGCCGAATTGGCCAGGGCTATTGGCGACTCTCGATACCAAGACGATCCCGCTTACAGACTTGACGTGCAACAAAAGCTCGAAAGGTCTGGGGATCTCATGTAAACGTCTCCGGAAAGGACGGTTGCGGAAGTCGGTGCTCTGGTGAGCTAGGGAGGGTTCAATTCCCTCCCACCGTATTAAGGAAGCTTCGGACCTTGTAAAAAACCAGCCCGATATATCTGGGCCTTGAAAGAGATACCCCAGTCGGCGTAATTACCTGACAACAGAATACTTATTTGATTGAAGATCTTCAAAGCACATATTCACTTTTTTACTTTTTAAATACTAATGGCAAACATGAATCTTACGCGCCCAGGCGCGTCTAATGGAGGTGCAGATTCACGCGCTCTCCTGCTTAAATTGTTCACGGGAGAAGTTTATGAAAGCTTCCGTAATGCCCTGATCGCTAAGCCTCTTGTTCAGAGCCGTACCCTTACTAACGGCAAAGAGGCTCAATTCATCCATACCGGCACAATGACTGCGGGTTTCCATACTCCTGGAACCCCACTACTTGGTAACGGAACTGGTACAGATGGTGCTCCTAAGCAAGCAGAAACCACCATCACCGTAGACCAGCTGTTGGTCAGTCAGGCCTTCGTATATGAACTCGATAGTGTACTCGCACACTACGATATTAGAGGCCCAATTGCTCGTCAAATCGGGCAAAGTTTGGCTGAACATTATGACCGTCGTATCTTCCGTGTTCTTGACCGTGCTGCAGAAGCTTCGGCTCCTGTAACTGGCGAACCCGGTGGATTCACCGTTGCTTTGGGTGCAAATAACGAGTACAATGCTCAATCTTTAGTCGACGGTTTCTTCGAGGCAGCTGCGCTTCTCGACGAGCGTTCAGCTCCCCGTGAGGGACGCGTCGCTGTACTTTCGCCTAGACAATATTACTCGATTATTTCTAGCGTGGACACTAATATCTTGAATCGGGATATTGGTAACACACAAGGTAACTTGAACTCTGGCGAAGGTCTTTATGAGATCGCCGGTATCAAGATCCAGAAGTCCAACAACATTCCTTTCCTCGGAAAGTATGGCGTTGCTACTGGTCCTTCAATCGAGGACACCGATACTACTAACGAGAAGAATGACTACGGTGATACCACCGACTTTGCCAATTCTTGTGGCCTGCTGTTCCATCGTGATGCAGCGGCTGCCGTTGAGGCAATTGGTCCTTCTGTACAAACTTCTGGTGGAGATGTCTCCATCATGTATCAGGGTAAGTGATTGCCCCTTCAGCGAGTAATCGTTGGATAAACACCGGATGAACTCAGGGAAACCTAAGGCGTAAGCTATGGCAATCCTGAGCTAAGCCTCTCAAGCGTGAGAGGAAAGTGCATCGACTAGGTGGTGAAACACGCTTGTTTCGTAATACACCAATAGCGTCCGGCACCCAAAGGGGTGAAGATATAGTCAGAGCCACATTAAAGTGTGGATAACTTGGATCTAATTGTGGGTCGCCTTGCAATGGGCGCTGGCGCAGTCCGCGTCTCTGTTGCTGGTGCATTCCGCAACACTTGATTTTATGGGGGTCTTTTGGCCCCCTTTTTAGTCTCCAGACCGAGACTACCAACCTTTGCAAATATGAAACCTAAATGTCTGCACGTACAACCGTCCTAGATGCCGTAAACCAGATGCTGTCTTGCATCGGCGGTGCGGCTGTCGTAAACCTCGACACCGATAACCCTGAAGTTTTCACCGCACAGTCCATCTTGGAAGAGACGACGCGCAACGTATTAGCAGAGGGGTGGAACTTTAACACTGAACTCGAATACCCATTCCCTAAACAACAGAATGGAGAGATTGGTGTTCCTGACAACCTTATTAGTTTTACCTTGTCCTTTTACAAGCACGCTGCTGATCGTGACTTGATCGTTGAAAGGGGTAAAAAATTCTACAACAAAAAAGACCACACCTATAAGTTCACTGAAACTATCTGCGCTGATGTCGTTTGGTACTTCCCCTTCGAGGAATGCCCGCAACCAATTAAGGAGTACATCACAGCCAGAGCGTCACGTATCTATGCCAGTCGCCTTGTGACTTCAGAGGAGCAAGTACAGCTTATTGCACAGGATGAGGCTGCTACTAGAACTATCTGCATCGAATACGACACACAAACAGCGAAGGCAAACGTGTTTGGCCTTCACGACGGAACAAACAACTACATCTCATATCAGCCTTACAGATCTCTTCTGCGATAAACAATGCCTGTATCCGTTTCCCAACGCATCCCAAATTTGTTGGGTGGCGTCTCACAGCAACCCGATTCTCTTAAACTACCTGGACAGGTCACACAAGCTGACAACTGTCTACCTGATCCAACCTATGGCCTGCTCAAGCGCCCTGGTACAAAACTTGTATCCAGCTTGAATGGCGCTACTGCTGATGGCCGGTGGTTTACTATCTTTCGTGATTCACAAGAAAAATATATTGGTCAGTTCTCCCCTACAGGAACACTACGTATTTGGAATGCCAACAATGGTTCTGCACTTGTCGTAAATGCAGTTACGGCTGCAGCCCAAAACTACGTTGCAGGATTGGCAGAATCAGATTTTGAGATGCTGCAGATCAATGATTATAACTTTGTTCTGAACCGTACTAAGACTGTTGCTGCTCTCCCTACGTTAAGTCCGACCAGTGACCCAGAGGCCATTATTGTCTTGCGAGTAGCTGGGTACGACAGCAAATATACGATCACACTTGACGGAACTGAATATTCCTACACAACTCCCGCCACGGGTAACGTATCAATTAAATCAGTAATTGATGGTATTGCTAGTGCTTTGCCTGCTGCCTATACAAAAACTAAAATTAGTAATGTTATTCATATTACTAGAACAGACAATGCTGACTTCACTGTTGAGGCGAAGGGTGGCCTTACGTCTGTCTCTGTAGAGGCTTTTAAAACATCAGTCAGAGATGTTGCTGACCTGCCTGGCTCTTGTATTGATGGGATGGTTCTAAAAATCCAAAACCTAGAAAATTTGGATGGCGATGAATACTACGTCAAATTTGAAACTAATGGCCCACAGACAAAAGGTGTAGGTAGCTGGACTGAAACTGTTGCGCCAGGCATTGTCACTACCCTGGACCCAGACACAATGCCTCACGCTGTCATTCGTGAAAGCGATGGGACATTTACCTTCCGCTCTTTGAATGAAGCCGACAAAGACGGTGATGATTTGTATTGGGTTGAACGTCGTGTAGGTGACGATGATTCAAATCCAATGCCGACTTTTGTAGGCCAGAAGGTTACCGGAATTAGTTTCTTTCGTAATCGCCTTGTTCTGCTTGCTGGGTCAAATGTCATTTGCTCGCAACCCAGTAATTTCTTCAATCTCTTCCGCGTTTCAGCACTGACCACATCAGATGCTGATGCTGTGGACCTGGCATCAGGCTCACTAAGGCCAGTAAGCCTGCGGTATGCGCTCGGTGACCAGTTAGGTCTGCTGATCTTCTCAGAACACTCGCAGTTCATGTTGTCTGCAGAAGGTGATACCTTCGGACCTGCTAGTGCTCAACTCAAAGCTTTCAGCACTCTCACCATCAACCCAAACGTGTCACCTGTAGACACAGGCACTTCAATTATCTACGTGGATACTAACCAAGGCTTTTCTACAGTGACAGAAATGCTTGTAACGTCGGCTGAAAACCGACCACAACAAGCTGATCTTTCCAGGACTGCCCCTAACTTTGTGCCTGGTAGCTTACAGTCAATGGTTAGCAACCCATCAGCTTCTGTTGTCACGTTGCTAGGAACACAGAATGCTAAGGAGCTGTATATCTTTAAATACTTCAATAACGGCAACGAAAGAGTTTTAGCATCTTGGATTCGTTGGCTACTGCCAGGCAACTGCTTGCTGCAAGCCGGTGACCACGACAAATATTATTTTGTAACTGAACAGGAAAATGGTGTTTGCTTGTCAACCTGTACGGTGCTTGTCGATGTAGAAGGTACAGCTATCAACCAAAATGGTATTTCGTATGAATACAGGATGGACTTGTTTACAAGTTCTATGACGACTGCATACGATTTTGCAAGCGATACAACTAGAGTTTTCTTTCCTACAGGAACTTATGACTCCAGCTTAGTGCCTGTTGTAGTTGTAGATGACACATCAACGGAAAAAGGTGTTTTGTATATCAATCCTAACTACGTCAGCAACGGCGCTCAAAATTATGTCGAAATACCTGGCAACCGTTTGACTGCTGACCAAATTACTCTTGGATACCAATACCAAATGACTGTTGGGATTCCTAGGTTTTATAGAAGAGCACTACAACCTGGAGGTGGCGTTGAATCAGATGTTGTCAACATCCCTAGAGTTCAACGTGTCGTGATACAAAGCACTGACTCTGGCCCGTTTACAGCTTCAGTGGCTCTGAAAGGTCGAACAACTAAGACCTATTCTTTCCCACAAGCTATTGCTAACGAATACATCCTTAACACGGTGCCTCTGCCTGAAATCATTGATAACACAATTCCTGTCTATGGGAAAGGTACAGATGTGGACGTAACTCTATCTAGCAACACACCATTCCCCTTATCTTTTATCGCTGCTACTTGGTTCGGTCTTTATGCCAACAGAGGAATACAATCAATCTAAATACATTAAACCCTGCTCTATGGAGTTGGCCTGGCAAAGCTCAGACCTTCTCCGATGGCAGGACAAGAGAGAGTTGGAGGGTCTAGGGCACCCTCCTTTTTTTGCCTTGCCTATGAGTGTTGCTGTAACAGAAAATCCTATTTGCTTTTACACCCCTAAAAACGAGCTTGCTGGTTTTGCAGGAGTAGTAGATGAAGGCGACGGGATAGGACGTGTATGGATGCTCACCACAGAAGCTGTGGAGACAATGCCACTGCTCTTTTTTAAAGAAGCAAAGAAGTGGCTAGACAGGCAGGATTATCAAATGCTGCACAACACAATGGACCCAAGAAACAAGATGCACCGAAAACTCTTAAAAATGCTTGGTTTCAAACGTCTGTGCTATGTGCCCGTAGGTCCA